TGGTGCGCAACTAAAAGACAAAGCAACAGTTACACTGCCAAGCAAAGTACCTGATGGTACCCGGTACACAATTAAACTAGAGTTTGGTGCACCTGTTGGTAACCGAAAATTAATTGTACAACCAGAGTCACCAGCACTAATAAACGGCGTTACTGCTATTACCATGACGACTCCTTATGAGTCAGTTAATGTAATTTACAACAATGCTAGCTGGTGGACAACTTAAAAGGAATAATATGGAAGACTTAAAATTGGCGTTAAAAAACGCTTTTGCAACAACTTATGCGTTTTTGGTGAAATCAGAAAACTTTCACTGGAACGTAACAGGACCAGACTTTTTGCAGTATCATGAATTGTTTGGAAAAATTTATGACGAGGTAGATGATGAGCTTGATGATTTTGCTGAGCGTGTTCGCGCTTTGCGTTGTTGGGTGCCTGCTAGCTTTTCACAGCTATCGGAACACTCAGCGATTGCTGACACTTTGGAAGTGTTACCAAAAAATGAAATGTTGCGCACGCTATACGTTGACAACGGAAAAGTACACGAAGACTTAATAAAAGCATACGCTCTAGCCGAGCAGTATGGTGAACATGGTTTAAGTGCATTTTTAAGTGAACGAATTGATGCGCATCGTAAACATGGTTGGATGCTTTATTCAAGTATGGAAACCTAAACAAAAGCCCCCAACTAGCAATAGTTGGGGCTTTCTTTATGGTGCAGTATCTTCTGTGCTGTCTTCGTCGTCTATGTCATCATAGTCAATCATACCTTCTGGTGCTAGTTCACTGAATACTAGTACTAAAATATCGCGGTAGGGTTGTTCTACAAGATGTAAGTCTAGCAAGTAAGTGTCTAAGTGGTTGTTGCGTAACAATTGCGCATGATACATAAACTGACCAAAAGCATCCAACTGTTCACTAATATTTTCGTTGGCATAGTTTTCCAGAGTTTGCGCAGCTGCCATTAGCATTGTGTGCGGAATCTGTGATTTTGTTACAGTTACCAATCTGAGTGCTTTGGCTTCGCGTGCACGCATAATTTGATTACGCTTGCTAGTACTCCACGAGTATCCACCATCACCACCCCACAAGTCCCAGGCTACTCGACCTTTGCTGGGAAAACCTTCTTCACCGCTGCGAAAGCCTGTTGCTTTTTTATCCGGTTCGTGACGGCTAAAAAAGCTGTACATACGAAGCACAACACTTTCCGAAAGTGGTTCACGATCTTTTAGTTGATTAGCTCTGGCCAAACCAACTAGCGTACCGCCGGGCTCTCCATCTGCTTTCCATTTTAGCGCACGCTTTGCGGCACTTGCCATGCCTGTTGTTGGTTTGTACGTTTTTGCCATTGTTAATTCCTATAAGCCATAATAATTTGTTTACACATCTTGCTACGAACAATGTCTTCATCAAGGAATTCTACTACCTCAATGCCTTCAATACCCTCAAGACGATCAACTGCGTCTTCTAGGCCGCTATCAGGAATATCCGATTGCTCAGTGTCGCCGCTAAAGATCATCTTGCAGTTTTTGCCAATACGTGATAACAGCATTTTCATTTCTTCACGTGTGCAGTTTTGTGCCTCATCTACTAGCACAATGCAATTGTCAAATGTGGTGCCACGTAAGAATCCCAGCGGAGTAGGGTCAATGTCTTTGGCTTTTAAGCAATACTCATAAAAGCCTTTGCCAAGTGCACGTGTAAAAATTGCGTCAAAAGGCAGCAAGTACGGAGCATACTTTTCTTCTAGAGTACCTGGTAAAAATCCTAGTCCACGACCAGTTTCAATATTTGGTCTGGTTAAAATAACCTTATCTACACGTTTGTAGTATAGTTCACGTGCAGCATAATTGGCTGCAATAAAAGTTTTACCAGTACCTGCACTACCTATTCCAAATACGACGTCATTGTTCTCAATTGCATCTAAATACTCGCCTTGTACAAAGTTTAGTGGTTGAACTTCTTTAAAGGTGTAGTTGCGTTGAGGCTGGGGTTCTTCGACGCCTTCATGCTTACTTTGACGCAGTCTAGACTTTTCTGCCTGTGAAGGGCGGTCGCTAGACTTTTTTGCTGGAAAGGTGCGATGTGATTTACCACTATTTCTTGCCATGTACTTCCTTGTTGGTTGATAAAAATCCTGGGTAACGCATTATTTTACCACAGGATTTACCTGGTGTCAATTAAAAAATTATTTACCCTGCTTTTCAGGCACTTTTGTACCTTCCAGCTTTTTGTGAACTTTGACTTGTTTGCACACTTCTTTTGGTTTTTTAGTCTTAGGGTCTGTTTGCTCAACACATACACGCTTTGTTTCTGTGGCAGCAAAAACCGTTGCGGGCGCCAATAAGCTTAAAACTACGGTGGCTGCAATTAATAGTTGTTTCATTTAAATCTCCGGTTGAGGTGCAAGCTGAGGTGCTGGCTTGCCGTTTATAAATCTTACTTCTGCTGTGGCTGTGCCGTTAAAACCAGCTGTGGTGCTTAGGCCAGGACTAAAACTAGGTTCTTGTTTTGGAACGTAACTGGTTTTGGCTGCAGCAGCTGCATTTTCTTGTGCTTGCTTCATTAGTGCCAAACTAGCATCAACTTCTTCTTTGCTGCCGCCTGCTAACATAATACCCGACAGTGTGCCGGTTAAAAACGTAGCAATAGGCACAATTAGTTCAAAAAACTTTTGATCAATTGGGCTAATAGCATTAAGTGGCTGTGTTACAAAGATTAAGCTGTATAAAACAACAAACACAATACCTGTTAGTGTTAGTGCTAAACACACGCCAATAAAGAATTTTAAACGAGACATTAATTGCTCGTCGGTGTATAGGAATTGATTACTTTGCACAAGAGGCTCCTGTGGTTGGTGTTGATGTGGCTGGTGTTGTGGCTTGTGGATCAAGTCTTGGATCTCGTTGGCCTTTGAACACGTGATCTGGGCAAGTACGTGTTACATCGCAGATTGGTCGTTTACACTGTGGTGTGTCCCAATTGTCAGGGTTTTGGCAAGGATAACGAAAACGATCGCCACCAAAAATTGCCAATGTAACTGGCAGTAGTATTAAAACTCCCAGCCACTTAAATAATTTAAGGTCTGTGTTCATGTTATTTTCCTGCTAGTGGATTGTCAATGGCTTTTTGAATTTTACCGTCAACTTCTTTTTTGAGTACTTCAACTTCACGAGATATTTCACGACGCGCTTCTGCCATTTCACGACGAATTGCATTAACCTCTGTGCGTGCTTTGTCAAGATCTTCGCGTATATCTTTGCGAGCTTGGCGCATTTCTGACTCTGTTTCACGCTGTGCTTGTTTTACACTGCGCTCAACCTGCTCGGTAACACTTTCGTTACGGCGAATGTCATTTTTAAGGTCTGTTTTAATGTCGCGAGTATAGTCCGCAGTTTTAGAGCTGTTTTGCTCAATAACAGCAAGACGCTTGTCAAATTCTGACAAGTCTGGACTAATATACTCAGCTATTTTCTTTTTCATGCCTTGGTAGTCTTTGTAGACTTCAAAAGCCCCATAAAGACCTCCAAGCAGTGAACTAGCTAGTGTAAAAGCTACCATTAACTTAGCTGGCGTAAATTCGTAACCACCAATACTAATAACAGTATCTTTGCTTGCATACTGTTTTGCAGCAGACTCTAATTTGTCTACTTTAGCATTTATATCTTTTATTTCTGTAGCCATAGTATCCTTTACTTGTTAACCGAGTTCTCAAACTTTAGTGCACGCAAGTTTTGCAACTCACGCTCCAGCTTTTGAACTTCCATGCGCTTCTTTTTTAACTCTAACTGATATAATTCATTACAGTCTAGGCGCGTTCGCGGAGCACCTATGGGTATTGTAATTCTGCCATACACACCAACATCGCGCTGCTGGCTGTTTAAGTCTGTGCTTATGGTAGTGGGTGCTCGGTTGATAACACCTATTACACCAAACTCTACGTTGGTAGCGCTACCTATTGCCATTGAACAGTCAAGCCCATCTGCACGAAAACTATCTGATTGATAACTGCCTGCAGCACCTGGCAGTGCCAAGTTAAGAGAATTATTTTGAGCAAAAGCAGGCACACACAAACCTAGCAGCAGCGCACAACATACTAATCTAAGCATTATTTAACCTTAGAACATATTTTTGATGAAATTACTGTATCCCGGGCATCTTGTTTACGCAATCGGGATTCAGTGCAAATATAAACTACACGAGATAAGTCTTGAGCTTTAATGTACACATTTACTGGCTTTGTTTCAAGATACTTAATATTTATTAGTTTATTTTCAGTAGCAAATGGCAGTGGTTTCCAGTCAGTGTCATAAACATCCAACTCGTAGTATTCCACATCTTGTCGCTTGTTAAAAAGCTCCATTCTGGTACTTAGTACTCCATCTACAAAAGACGGAGCAAATTTAGGGTAAGTAGGAGTAAATTGGTGTGCCATAACAGGCACACCAACCAAACATAAACTAACCAATAGACTGTTTACTAGTCTGTGCATAGTTTATAGGGCAATACACTGTGCTAGTACAACTGACTTATACTCGCCCATTGGAAAAGACTTACCAAAGCCGTATTGGGCTTTTGAAGTAGCTGAAAACCAGACGGTACCTTGAACTGTTAAATCAATTTCAGTTACATTGTTATTGTACACACGCTTGGATGTTGTATAAGCAGACATACTTGCATTAGTAACTTTGCTTACGTCAACGTTGCTAGACCAAGTTACTGAGTCGTCTAGTGTAGGAGAAGTAGTAAAATTATCTGGTGTAGTAATAACTGCTTTGTAGTAGCCTGCTTGAATTACATCATAGCGAACCACAGCAGGTCTACCACCGTCAGCAACAAATGTACTTAGTATTTCAGGTGTTGGGTTGCCGTAAATACCGGGAGTATCTACGTTAATAATACACTTTGAGGTAACCATTCCGCGAATAGGTATCTCCGCAGCACCAGCAGTAAAGCCAAGTGTTAGTGCAGCTATCATGATAAGTTTTTTAATCATGTTAATTCCTTACTTTTTAATCATATACTGCAAATCAACAAGTTGATTGTGCAGACGTTGTTGGCTCAGGTTAAGTCTACGACTATTACTGCTATCTGGTAATTTTTTATCTGCGTACTCTAATACGTCTTTGTAAACACCTCCAGGTATTTGCTGGCTATAAGCTGCAAGTCCAGGTAGGTTATTTAAAGCTATCAAGGACTGAGCCAATCCCAGAGCTTGAGCTGTTAACAGTGCATTACGCGCTGTGTTGGTTGATTTTGATGTGTTGCTGTTGTTAGCATTAGCCAACAAGAACTTTTCTGAGTTTTCTTGTTCTAGTGCATCTGACTCGTACTTTTTTGTTTGATAGCTGGCCGTCACAAACTCGTCTTCGGCTGTTGTGGCTATGGTGGTAGATGATTTGTAGTTGGGGCAGGCCGGATCTGTGACAACTGCGGCTTTACAAGTATCGTATGTGTAGCTGTAGAACAGGCTATAGTCAACAACTTGCCCACGACCACTGCTGGCAATCTCACCACGACCCCACTGTGAGCCAGCAATATTAGCTACCGGCACTGTTTTTGTTATGGTGTTGCCGGGTAGTCCTGTCCAGTCATCGGTACTACGAAAAACATAGCCGGTGCCTGTGCTAGACAAGTTTTGCACATTTACCACAAAACTGTCTTGAGTTTCTTTGCGTGTGGTGTACTGGTAGCTGACTGCATTAACTGATAGCCCGGTGTAGTTTGGCAGTATGTTGGTCATAGTCCAAGCCAAGCCATTGGCTGCAGCGTTGGGTGTCTGGCCGCGTACTACTTCAGAGTAGGAGTAGGAGCAACAAGCCCATAATACCAGCGCCGCCCCAAAGTGTTTTAGTTTCATTGCTTAATTCCTTGGATTTTGTGCTGCGTTCAGGCTGTTCTGATTCATTGGCCTTCCAGGCTGCGCGTGCTTCGGCACCGATTGTACCGTCATATGGACAAGGTGTACCGGCTTGCATCATGGCATCAAACACACGACGGTCTTGGCACAGTGTACTAACCGCAGCAACTTTCATTCCCATGTCATAGAGCGTTTTGGATAGCTTTAGTCGCTCACAGTTCATGTCCCGCACAGTACTGCCAGCACTAATACCCAGGATCTGAGTTTGTACAGCACCGGCAATACCCACAGTACACAAGTCAGTGTTAGAAGTGTTTATTGTAGGCGATATTGCCGATGCTGGAGGTGATTTAACTGTTGTGGTAGCATCAGATTTGGTAGTTACCAAGCTGTTGGTAACCAATTGATTGTTTGTGTCTGTGGTGGGTTGTGTTACCAACTGCTGTGCGCTGGCCACACCAATTTGTAGTGCTAGCACAGTGGTTAACAAATATTTAAAAAGCTGCAACTTAGGCTCCTAGCACATGCAGTGCATGGTTATAGTGTTTGATGCGGTCATCTAAACCAATAGTGCCGCCGTTAATACGCTTGGTTAGTGTTAGTATATCGCCAGCATCTGCCCACTGGTTGAGCTTGTTGGTTTCCCAGAACCAACACGCCGACTGCGCAGCACCTTCAAATGTTTCCAAGTACTCAGCAGCTTCTTCTACACTAATACCCAAACTAGCCGCAAACCAAGTATAGTTGTCTTTGCCGGTTAGCTGAATCAAACCTTTGCCAGCATAACGATATCCATCACCGGTTTCAGGACCACCATTGCCCATGCGATTAGCATACACACGATTGGCAATTGCTTCCTGCTTGTTTGGTCTGCTGGCGTACTCTTGCGCTAGCTCATCTGTGGGAAAATACTTGGGAAAAATCTTACGAAGCGTTTGCCAACGATAGTTTAAGTTTTCTCTGAGAGCTGTAAAGTTTCCTGACTCATGCGCACACTGTGCAACAAAAGCAGCAATACGTTGTGGAGTATTGATTTCGTAGTCTGGTAGTAGTTGGCTTAGTGCACCGTGCCACTGCTTTACATACGGATTTTTTGGTATTAGCTGCTGTAGTTGTTGAAGTGTTAGTTGTGTCATTTCAATCCTTCATGAATTTGTTTTTGCTTGGCGTACCACTCTTGCCAGGCTTCTAGTTTAACCACACACTCGTAGTACTGTGAGTAATTGAGTGTGACTGTGTGTGCTACATCACTTAGTGAGGCTGTTGCAGGTAACTTTTGCAATTCACCGCATGTTTGCTGGCTTTGCAAGCCTGGGGCCTCCGGCCAGGGCTGCGTGACTGGCACGACTGTGGAGCAGGCACTAAGCATTAGTACACTTGCTAATAGTAAAAGTTTCATTTGGGCTGCTCCGCTGCACGATTGTGTGCAGTTATAAACTCTGGTGTGATTACACAACCACTGTTACCTTTTGCGACTTCACGGTCAACATAAGTTACTATATCATTGCCACGAGTTTTTATTACTTGAGTTTTAACTACTACTTTTGTTTTTATAGTTTCATTGACTGTGGCACTTTGAGCTTGTGCAACTTCAACTTTGTGCTGTAATTCTTTGGCAGCCTCAGTCCAAACACCATCAGCGTAACGCAGTCCAAAAATAAAAATTACTGCAAGTGTGGTGGCCACAGCAGCATTTTTTACTAAAACCGCATAAGATTTTACTGGAATCAGGTGTGATAAGAAATAACTGGATAAACCAGCTATTAATAGCAGCCACCAAAACCAGTCAGGAAAAATTTTAAAAATCCAAAACATAATTTATTAATATGTGTGTGACTATGAGGCAAGCTGTGAAACACAGAGTGCGGCATTCAGTCATCTAGTAGCGCATTACGGTGTTTCGTTGGGCGCTGCTGGCGTAGCTAAGATAGCATCGACCTCCGCTTGCGTCAAGCGGAACGCATCAGGGAACAGGGCATTTGTCATCATGTTCACGTAGTTGATGGTCTCTTGCGCTTGCAGGTTTACGTTGGTCACGACGCCCAGACGGTTGTTGCCGGTGATGATGATGGAGCGTAGATCGTAGATTGCAGAACCTGTCACGCCAAGCGACTCAGCATAGGCTGTGTCAGTCAAGAACAGCGTCATCAAGTCGTACTTGGTGCTCACGCCGTTGGCCGCCACCGGGAAACGGTTTTGGAAAGCGTTGCGCGTGATGACCCATGTGTCTGGTGCTGGCGCAGGAGGAACAACCACCCAGGTTTGAGTGCCAGTGTCGTAACGCTGGCCCATTACAGAGCATGATTCGTACTGCTCTTGCGTAATGGCAACCATATGCGGAGCGTCAACAGGTCCACTGAGCTGGGAAACGCCCCCGCAAATATTGCTATCGTTAATTTGTGCGTAATAAAAGTTCATGATGCCTCCTTAGTTTGCTTCAGCAATTTGCCAACGCCCGCTGATATATGGACTACTCCATGCCACCGTTGCCATGCGAATGTTGGTAGAGCTAGTCATTCTTGTTGTGACAATCCCCATGTACGTACTACTTGGGACAACACCGTAAGCCTGTAGAGTACTTAGACCATCGAACGCCCTAATCGTGCCTTGAAATCCTGTTATGGCCTTTGAAGTGTTTACAGAACTCACCGTAACGTCGTAATAAGAAACGTCTTCGTTGTTGTAGGCGACAGAACCGGATGACGCACCGCTTTGTACATACCCAGTCTGGAAACTCTTCAAGCCACCGCCAGCAAACGGCGCAAATTGCGATAACGTACTCATATCATCAGTCCTTTCTTGTTTTTGTTGATTTTTAAATCTTGCGTGACAACCCAGCCCGCAGATGTTGTGGTATAGACCAGTGCAAACACTTGGTTCTTTAAATCACATGTCATGTGCTCTTCCATGCCCATGATCTTGTTGCCATTGCGGTGGATCACCAGCGGGCTGGCCTGCCAGCTTGAGAACTTGTCTTGCACAATGATCTTGAATCCATCGTGCGGCTTGGCTGGCAATACCAAAACACACTGTTGATCCGTGGTGTCAACGCAGTGCAGATACCCGTCTCGAGCATACTCCACGTTGTGCTGTGGCGCCAACTGTTCACCAGTCAGCCAGCCTTCGAGACTGTAAGTTGTGGTCATGTTACGCTCCAGGACTCACAGTCCAGTATGCAGTTCCATCATTGTATGCACACACAAGAACAATCGAACCTACATTTATACTACAAGTCATGGTTTCGTTAAGGCCCATTAATCTGGTATTGGTATTCATGTACACATAAAAAGGATTAGATGCAGACCACTGGTTTAGTAGGTTATAGATTACAATCCTATCGCCTTGTGCGGTGTTTACAGCAGTTGGAAGGTACATGCCTACAGCACCGCCTCCAGTGTAAATAGAGTAAATATTGCCAGCAACCATAGTGCCACCATTCGACTCGCGGTTAAAAACAGCACGATTTAACACCGTACGGAAATTAGTGGGCGAATAGTAGCGGATATATCCGTCTTGTGACGCATAAATTCTGCCAAGACCAGTTGTACCGTTGTCACCTGAATCTGTGTTAATCCAGCCAGCTTGTATGTACCCATTACCGTCTGTGCGAACAATTTGATTGGCACCGTTATTTCGCCCGCTATGAACTGCTAATCCGCCAGCTGTGGCAGCATTGCCTGTGATGTTTATGCCCCAAGTACCACTAGCTCCAGTTCCGGTTAGTGAGGGGCTGTAGTTGGTATAATTGTCGCTTGCAAGTATTGTCTTCCAAGCAGTCCAAGCATTTCCGCTGGAAACGTCGTAGTTACCAAAACGTACCTGTAATCCTGTACCGCCATTTCCTGGACCATAGGGTGCGTAGAGCTGTAGGGAACCTCCGCCGCCACTATAAGTTCTCATGGTCATTACGGAGCCATAATTCTGCCATGCACCCTCGCCAACAGAAGGCCCTACAAACGCACACTGTATGCCAGAGCTATAACTAGTTGGCAGAGTACTTTGAGACCAAATGTAATTATTAAGAGCTGAAAGTAGAGTGGCAGAGCTTGCGCTTCCAGTAATTGAACCACTACTAGTAATATAACCGCTTGGATTTGTAGCATTGTATGGAGTAAATCCCAGTGCTGTGGTTACTTGTCCGGAAGTAAGCGATAGTGTTCCACCCAGTGTTAAGTTACCACTACCTGTTACTGTGCCGGTTAGTGTTAGGCCACTTACTGTGCCAGTACCACCAACACTAGTAACAGTACCGGTGTTAGTTGTATATCCATTTGGATTTGTTGCATTATAAGGGGTAAATCCCAGTGCAGTTGTCACATCTCCAGAGCCTAACGTAATTGCCCCTGTTCGTGTGTTAAAACTGGTTACACCACCATCAATTTGTATATTACCGCTGCCAAGTACGCTAGTACCGTTGACAGTTTTGATATTGGTGCCCGATATCAGTGTGGCTTGAGCACCTATGTCTGCTGCAGTTATGGTCCCGTCTGCTAGTGCACCACCATCGGACACTAAGCTGCTTAACGTTCTTGATTTTGACATAAGTGTCCTTTATAGTTTTAAGATATAGCAGATTGCTGCGGTACCGGAGAAACAGTTTGAGATACAAGTTGTTGTATTGTATATAAGCTCATGGTGTCGTCTCCTGTTGGTAATCCATTGACGCGATAGGTACACTCAAGTCAGGATTCTTGATGATGTTGAAGATCCGCGTGTTGTCTTCAAGGGCCATGAACTCGTGCGGCTCTCCTGGCCTGAAATCCAGAATCTGTCCAGCCACCGCCTCCAACTCCCAGTCGTGAGAATACGCCTTGATTTTGCCACGCGCTACAATGGTAATATGTATGTTACTTTCAGTATGATTGTGCTTCGGAAGGATGTCGCCAGCTTTCTCAAAGTCGTACATAGCCCCACGGATAGATCCAAGGTTTTCAAGAGGTTTAACCGATAACATTTGGTGCAGCTCCAGGGTTGTCTGTACTTGGCATTTGCTCTGGCTGATTGGGTAACATAACCCAAGATAGCGTAGCCTCATTCCAACCGTAGTATGGCGGGCTATTTGGCACTGGCATAGGAACCGGCGCTTCCCACAGATAGGAAAAACTGTTCAGCACCCATGATGGAAACGGTGACTTTGGTGGAATAAATCCAACCCCATCCCAAGAAAATCCAATACTTGCATAGTTTTTTCGAAACGCCTTGGACTGATCCGGGTCCGGATCGTTTGTGTCTGGGGAGTAGTACACACCGCCACGTGTATTGTAGCTGGTTTTAATCCAAGTTTCGGGATTGCCCCAGTTGCCTGTGTCAATCTCGGCCTGGTCAATGACCAGCACTTGTTGTACAACATTGTTTTCGTCTATTTGCGCAAAGTGGCTCATGATGTAAACGTCCCAGAAGAAGTAAATGTGTGATATGTATAGCCCCCAGCAGAAGTAACAGTACCTCCCGTGCCGCGTTGTGCACCTGCGTACCGAACGATGACAACGCCAGAGCCTCCCGCCCGTACGTTTCCACCTCCACCGCCGCCGGTGTTAGCCGTTCCGGCGGCATTTCCATTGCCGCCTCCACCGCTGCCCCCGGGTTGGGCACCTCCGTTATCGCCGTATCCACCGCCGCCACCGGCATACGTCGTACCGTTTGACCATGTGCTACCTGCACCTCCAGGACCAGCAACCGCGTAATAGCACATATAGTCGCCATATGCGTTTCCACCTACAGCACCGGCGCCACCACCACCTCCAGAAGCCGAACGGGACCCAAAGTATCCGCAGAAGTTGTATTGGTTACCATAACCTTGTCCACCCCTATTTCCTTGGCCAGACGTGCCGTTGCCGTATGTTTGGTAAGGTGTACCACCACCTCCCGAACCTCCTGCTGCACCCGCTCGCGGTGGGTAGGGATACTCGTATACGCTAAATCCACCCCTGGCCCCATAACCGCCGCCTGTAGACACAAGTGAGTTGAACGAGCTCGAACTTCCGCTGTTGTCCCCTGAACCGCCTGCACCAACAGTAGCTGTAATAGTAACACCAGAACCGACGTTTGCAGAACCGGTCCGATATCCTCCCGCACCACCACCTCCTCCATAACTAAAGTTTTGCGAAGTACCGCCGCCACCGCCACCGGCCACAACCAAATACTCAATGGCGTAGGTGTTGGCCTTGCCATAACCATTGCTCATGCTGATAGCACCGCTGGCTACGCCAAAAAGACCACGAACGTTAGCTTGGTTTAACGAAATTGTTGTGGTTGAGGCTAAGCCAAGTTCCGTGTTGACTTGGCTTAGCGAAATCGCTCCACTACTTGGTAATGGCATTGATTACTCCACAGTGGTTGCCCAAGGCATTGGTGTTGATTGTAGTGCAGCCTGCTCAACTTGACGATCTAGCACAAGTTGAATGTGGTGCTTGATGCTGGGCAGTCGAATGTCGTGTGCTTCAATCCAAGCAACTACTTGAGGCTCGGTTAGTTCTGCTAGCGGAACGAACTCTGTAGTATCAGGGTCTGGCACTGTGGTGGTTTGTGTTAGCTCGAATGTTTGATTAGCCTCTGTGCCTGTGATTGTCCAGGCTACTTGCTTTACTACACCTGGCACACCGGCTACGGTTTGGGTTCGCAATCCTGTGATACGGATTGCGAAATCAGCAGTAAAGTTTTGTGGCTGCTCAGCTGCTGGAATAGTTGTTGGTTCTGTCATATTAATCCTTGTTGAGGATGGTGTTGATTAAGGCTTCAAGGCGCTCGATACGCGCACGAAGTTCGCAATTGTCTTTGGCAAGTTCAACAGCACTTGCAAGTGCTGCACCACCATAGTTGACTGATAAGGTCTGCATGTCGTCTGTAGCTGTTGTGATTGCTTCGGGTAATACATTTTGAAGTGATTGTGCGCTTACACCAACTTGGGTAATTTGTTCACCATCAATTCTATCGTATATACCAACCTTGACTTGGGCAAGTCGTGCTACAAAATTTTCTGGCATATCGCGCCAGTTGGTTTTTAGTCGTTCGTCTGAATATGCTGTGACGTTACCAGATGCCTTAATAGAAAAAGACATTGATGAACCGTACGTACCATTGATAAGCACTAACATACCGTGGTTATCAAGGTTACCTGCAACACCCCCAGCATTAGGATGAGACCAAGCTATGCCATATAAGTTACCAGTAGTAGTACCATCAGCAGGCAACTTATAGGCATCGCCCATTGCAAACACGCCTTGGTAACGAACTGAGCTATACACACCAACAACAGTATTGCCGTAATTGTCGTCAATGTAAAAGTTGCCGTTAGCACGATTTGAGCGACCAGAAAGACCAACATAAGCTGGTGCGTGGTAGCTGTCGTTTAAGAAACCACGAAGTGACCAGTATCCACTTACATCTGCGCTCCAGTGGGTCTGGATGTTGTAGGCGCTGTCATCGTCGCTTCTGTATAGTTTTGTAACACCAGGGCGATTGGCGCTTACACGAGCCGTTGCATAGTTGGTGTAGTTACTACTATCCAACACTGTGCGCCATGCTTGCCATGTTCCTGAATTTTTACCACGAATCGCAATTTGACCGGTACGGAAGTCACCATAAATTTGGTGAATCCATGATGAGCTATATGCAGATGAATATAGACCGCCGTCAGTTTGACCAAACAAACTTACACTATTATTGTAACCTATCTGATTTTGTGTAACACTATCTGGGTTTATAGGATTGGAAACACTTGTAAGTGTTAAGCCGCTAACAGAAGCGCTTGATCCTGTTATGCTAATACCCCAAGTGCCGCTAGCACTACCACCCGTTAGCGTTGGGCTATAGCTAGTGTAGTTGCCTGCATGTAGGACTTGACTACCATTTTGTGTAATTGCCCCAACAAAGTTTGCTGCACCTGTTGCACTTACACTGCCAACAACACCCTGAGCACCGTTGCCAAAGTTTACACCGCCAGTGCCGTGATCCCAGTTTAGGAATACTGCTCCAGTATCAGGAGCACTGATAACAAAGCTTTTTGAGCTTGTGTTTACACGAAAATCTGCAACGCCTGAGCCTGTTTCCCCGCCAAGGTGGAATCGGAAATAACTGTTCAGAATTGTTAGGCCAGTGGTTGTACCCCCACTTAGCGGCAGTGCATAACTGCTGTAGTTGCCTGCATGTAATACTTGGTTACCGCCCTGCGTCAGTGCGTTGATCACGTTTACACCAGCGGTGGTAATTCTCAACTGCTCAACCTGAGTATTGGCAGCATTTGCAACAGCAATTCCCAAAGCACCTACAGGTGCAGCCACACTACCTGTTGCGCGGTTGATGGCGTAAATTGCAGCTGAGCCAAGAGGATTGCCTCCTACTCCGTTCAATGTTCCTAAAACCAGTGCGGTAAGGTTGTAGAGCGTCTGGTCCGTGTTCACCAAAGACAGAACGGGCGCCACCGTGTTGATTGAGGTACCCACATTGCTGATATCAATTCGACCTTTAGCAGCAGTCTGGTTTGAGCCCCAGTAGCCGAGTGTGGTTGTGGTACCGACTTGCAAGTTGTCTGCAACCGACAGATTGCCGCTCAGGGAACCTCCGCTCAAAGGCAGATAATTGCTCAACGCAGAGCTGGTGATGTACCCGCTTGGGTTTGTTGCATTGTATGGAGTGAATCCAAGAGCAGTTGTAACTTGACCAGATGTCAGCGACAGCGTGCCGCCCAACGTTAAGTTTCCTGAACCAGTAACAGTGCCAGTCAAAGTCAGACCACTTACCGTGCCTGTTCCGCCCACCGAAGTGACCGTGCCTGTGTTGGTCGTATAACCTGATGGGTTCGTGCTGTTGTAGGGTGTAAATCCCAGCGCTGTGGTAACGTCAGTGCTGGATAGTGTAACTGCACCTGTGCGAGTATTAAAGCTGGTTACACCGCCGTCAATTTGTATATTACCACTACCCAGCACACTGTTGCCATTGATGGTTTTAATGCTTGTGCCACTTACCAGTGCACTTTGTGTGCCTGGGAATGCTTGCCCAGCTGCAAAAACAATGGAACCGGTCAAGGTACCTCCGGTTAGCGGTAGTTTGGTATTGTCTTCAATAATAGAAGTGTTGTTACCAACAATTTCCACCAAGTCGTTAACAGCAGCACCTTGGGTTAACACAATTGTGCTGCCGTTGGTGGCGGTATAGTCTGTGCCACCGCTCAGGCGTAATCCGTTTAGGTATACATCCACATAGGGTGCTGTATAGGTTGCCGAAAATGTAGTTTGTGCTGCTGTTGCTGTATAGCTATAACGAGACTGTAGAGCACTACCAGCACCTCCACCACCAATAGTACCAATAGTATTATCGGATTTTTTAAAAAACAGCTTGCTGTCTGCGTAGTTAAGTGCTAGTTCACCATAATCTAAGTCACCTGGTAGCGGAACTTTATCCACTACCGAAGATTTTTTAAGTATAATTTTTGACATTTTTGGCCCTAAAAAGGATTACAGAAGCTATAGAGCCTCAATATTAATATGTTCCGCCGTCTACTTGTGTGATGGCTACTAGTCCGCTGGTAACACTAAAGTTTGTGCTGTCAAAACTAGCCAAACCGTTGATTAATGCAGTAGCTGTGGGAATAACGGTGCTGCCAGCAGCAGTAATCAAACCCTTGGCGTTGACTGTGAAGTTGGGTACTGTGACCGCATCACCAAAACTACCCACATTGGCATTAACTGTGGCCAGTGTAGCAGCAGCTGTTACGTTTGCTGTACCATCAAAATTGCCGCTGTTGTAAGTAATGTCACCAGTGATTGCAATTGTGCGTGCTGTTTGCAGTGCGGTTGCAGTTGAGGCATTGCCGCTTAGTGCACCATACACATTTGCTACAACCAAATCTCGGTTTAGGTTCCAGCGATCATTAACACTGGTGTAGGTTAGTGTGGCACCGCTGCCACCAATGGTTAGACCAGCACCGTCTGCTTCGGCTGCGTTGGCAGCGTCTTTGGCCAGTGTAATATTTGCATCACCAATTGCCACAGTTGTTGAATTAACTGTGGTTGTGGTACCTTGAACAGTTAAGTTGCCTGTGATTGTAGCATTACCGTCTAGTGTTAGGTTGGTTGCTGTAATGTCGTTGCTGTATAGGCTACCGTTAACAGTTACGTCATTAAACGTAACGTTGCTGGTTGTAGCAACAGCCTGACCAATTGCAAAGGTAACTGTGTTGTTGGTTACTGCAGTTGTTACGCCAGTTCCGCCTGCAAACACCAGTGTGTCTGTTAGTAATGCAACAGTATCTGTGCCAATTCCGCCCGAGATGCTTAGGCTGCTTGCTACATCAGCCGTTGTTACCCCAGTGATCAAACCTTTGGCATTAACTGTAACTACCGGAATTTGGGTTGCACCGCCATAAGTACCAACATCTGCATTAACCGTGGCAAGTGTGATTGCAGTTGATAAGTTTTGTGTGCCATCAACACTTGCAAAGCTGGCAGCTGCGTCACCTGTCAAGCTCAGTGATCGGGCATTTTGCCAGGCAGTGGCTGTCGACGCATTACCTGTGAGTGCACCAGTAACATTAACTGCAATGCCGCCAGTGCTGTCACGGCGCACCAGTGTGTTGGCTGTGTTTAAGTGTGTGGCAGCGTCAACCAAGTCAGTATAACGCTTACCGCCAATAATTACGTGATTTACAGCATTGCCAGCAGTTTCAGTACCTGTACCAATATACAGTCTGTCGCCACCGTTTGTGCCATTGTCCGCTAATGCGCTATACGCTAATTCACCTGCACCTAGTACCGCTGGATTACCGCTAACATCACTGCGCTTTATTCTTACAATAGAAGCCATGTCTTTTTCCTTTTAAAATTGTCCACATTCAACAGTTTGCTGTTCAAGCAAGGTAGTTGCGGTCCATTTGTTTGTTGTGGTATTGTATACCAGCATGCTGCCTGATCCAAGCTGTGATATGTCAATATCGCGCAATTCAGCAAAAGTTGCTGCGCCTGGGGGTCCTAGCTGTCCGGTTACTATTGCGCGACCTGGCGCACTTTGAGTAACCACTGTTTGATGCGCGCTTGTTACTACGGTTTTGCTCATCGTGTAACCTCCGGAACTAGTGTTAAGTTACCTACTAGGAACGGAATAACTAAACCGCTTTGGTCGTATAACTCAATGCTGTACACCGCGGTGGTAAATGTAAATGCAGCTGTTACTTCTGATGGAATTCTAACACGTATGGTTTTTGTTGTGTTGTCCACAAACAGGTGTCCGCCTAGTGCACTTGTGCCGGAGTACAATACTTCGGTGCTTTCCACAGTTTCGCGAATTTGCATGCGTGCACTGTATGTGTTTAGTGGAACAGGCTGATTGTACTCTACAACACCACCACTTGTATAAGCAGTATACTGTAGGCTGTTTGTTTGATTAATGGTTATGGTATCTGAAGTTACATCTGTGGCTAAATAAAAACCATCGCCAACACTGTTAAGCTCTTTCATTCCGCCTGCACCCACTACTCGAAATCTCCAGCCTTGTGGTATTGCATGTGGTTGAGTGGTAGTTATTACACAAGGTGCGCTTTTTGAAACCGATTCTATAGGTACATAAACTTTTGTTTCAGATTCCCAGCGATACAGTTCTTCAAAAGTGCTGCCTTGATAAATTTTATAATTAAGTTTTGCTGGCTGCATATGTTTTGCCTTTCTGTGCTACCGACAATTGTTTGAAGTTGCTTACTTCTTGCGTAAGGGCGCAAACCTCGTTTCGTAGGTGCTGATTTTCAACTGTTAGTTTTTGCAATTCTTTATTTAAAGCAATTATTTCTGTATGCAACCTGCCTAGTTCTACACTAAGCTTAGTATTCTGCTCGCTCATGCGTTCTAGCTCTGTGTGCATAAGTGTTATAATCGAAGTCTCTGCTTCAGTACTTCGCCAATTCTTTAAGATTTTTTGCACACCAATAAAAACCCCCATTACTGCTAATGCTACCAGGCTGACGGCTTGTAAGGTTTGCTCAAAATTAGACTCCAACATAAGTTAGTACTCCCTATTATTACTGGCTGTAATACTTACCGCCACTTAGTATATTTAACTGATTTTATTCAACGTAACTCTGATTTAACCTAAAAATTGGGAGCTCGCGGACATTTTGGTATATTATAGCACAGAGGCATATAACTGTCAACACAAAAAAATACCTGCCCATTGGACAGGTATTTTTAAGTTTGGTGTTAGCCGCACAGGTAAATGCAAGCTATTTGTTTGACTTGGGTTGGTGAATCAAACGTAACAGTTTCACGAGCTTTGGCAACTGTAGTTGATCGCACAATGTCGTCGCTTTGTCGCATACCTTTGCCGGGTACAGAGCTAGTAACAATTAAGTCACCAAGTTCAATTGTGCCAGCTTCACCACATACGTTAATTTGACCTTCGCCAAGTGAGTTTATTGCAACAAAGTCGTGGGTTAGTACAACAGTGGTATATTCTGGATCTAGTTCATAGTCTACTACTTCTACGGTACTACCGTTTTCCACAATTTCACGTGTAGTAGCAGTTTTTAAAATATGTGGAATTTCTGTGTTTTTATCTACGTATATTCCGATAACACCCTTTTGATTAGCCGATGAGCTAATCTCTACTTGTGTTATAGTATCTCCAACACCCTCTTTAGCAATAATTGTACCCGTATCTACTAAAATATCTCCTGGTAAAATATTTACTTCCTTATCAAGTAAACCGTCATGACAGCCTGTAAACGGAGCAAAACCTCCCAAGGCCGTTGCACCATAAGTTCCAGTACCACCAATAGTAATGCCTCGCAAATCTGTGCCAT